TTACACCGTGGATGTCGTCGGTTCGATCCCGGCAGGGCCCACACCATCACCCTCACCGAACAGGTAGGACACGCTCACGCCCAGCTCGACGGCGACCGTGGCCACCTCGTCGAGGCTCCATCCGCGCTGTCCGCGCAGCTTCTTAGCGAGCGAACTCTGGTCGATGCCAACCCGGTCGCCGAACGATGTCTGGGTGAGCTGCTGATCCCACATGAGCATGTGGACGCGGCGGCCGACCTCGGCGTCCATCTGACGCTTGACGGCCTGGACTCGATTCTGCTGCTGTGTCTCCATGTCGACATCTTATGGACATATCGGACACTTCGGCAAGTGATTTGACCGAAGTGCTTGATTAGGCCGTTTTGTCATGTACTCTCGCCGGTATGACGAATCAGCCTACTCAGGACAAATGGGTCACTCCCGGAGTCGCGGCGGCTGCACTCGGCGTTGATCCCCGCACCCTCTCCCGTCTCGCTGACAAGGGCGTCATTCGAGCCATCCGGCCTTCGGGCGAGGGTGGTCACCGGCGTTACTCGGAAGCGTCGATCGAGGCGCGACTCGCCGGTGCTCCTTGGGATGCAGCGTGAGTGCCGATGAGCACGCATCGCACGTTCCCGAGCGAGACGCGGACGCCGAACATCTCGCCCGCGAGCTTCCTGTTCATGCGGTCGGAGATCGAGCGGTTGACGCGGGAGCTGGCGGCGGCGGAGCGGGAGCTGTTCGCGGTCAGGGCCGACCGCGACCACTGGTACATGAAAGCGAACTACACGCCCGAGCAGATCGCGGAGTTCTATCACCGCGCCTCTCAGGGGCTGGACGAGAACGGAGCATGGCTATGGCCGGACAGCGTGAGAACGACGAGGTGACCCGTGACGTGGAAGCGGCGTCCGCGAGCATCATGAAGCTCCGGCCGTCGCATCGCCTCGTGTCTATGTGGAGCGACCTCCGCGCGGTGCTGAACAACATCCATCAGATCGAGTTCTACCTCGGGTACCTGCCCGAGAAGCCCCGCGTGATGATCGACCACGAATCGCTCCAGGTGCAGCTCCAGGACGCACGGGCACGCATTGGCGAGCTAGCCCTCGCGATCGCCGAAGAGGCCGACGATGCATGACTTCATCGAGCCGATGATCGGCCTCCCGCTTGCCGTGATCTTGTGTGCCGTGTGGTGGCTCGTCGAGATTGAGAGGCAGTCGTGATCCTGGAACAGACCGCGCTCGAAACCCGCATCTGGGATGCGATCACTGAGAGCCTCGTCGCCGCTGCAATCCAATCGCTTGAGGACGACATCGTGACGCACGTCGTGCCGCACGATGCTGACGGCTCCCTGTACGTCATCGACGGCGTGATCAATGTTGACGTGCTCGTCCGCGCCCTTGTCGATGAACTCTGGCCAGATATCGAGATCGGGAGACAGTCGTGACCGGGTTGGCGTGCCTGTTCGGGCTGCATACCCCTGCCCTCACTCGCATCCTTGACATCGGTGAGGTTGACGGTGAGCGCCATGTGCTGAGGTTGCGGCGTCTCACGGCGTGCTCGCGGTGTGGCATCCGGATCATGGAGGAGGTGGTTCCGGTTGCCGAGCTTCACGAATCCGACGACTGAGCGTTTCGACGCGACGTTGCTAGCGGATTACATCGCGCACGAGCCCACCAAGCTCGGGCGCGATTTCGCTGGCGACTTGTACGAGTACCGCGACGGCGTCTACGTGCGCGACGGGAACGTGGTCACAAGGCGGTGCGCGGGCGCGCTCAAGGCGTCCTACACGAAGAACGTCGAGTCGCAGGCGGCGGCGCATCTGCTGAACATCGAGCTTCCCGAGGTCGGCCTCCCGGAGCTCCCGCGCGGATATCTCGAACACATCGTGCTGGAGAACGGCGTCTACTGGTGGCGCGAGGACCGCCTGACCCCGCATAACGAAATGCTCGGTGCGCTTACGAAGCTCCCGATCACGCACGACCCGATCGCGCTCCCTCACGAGTTCAAGGCATGGCTGCGCGTCGTGTTCGGCGATGACGAGGACATGCTGCGCCACGTCTGGGAGGTGCTCGGCTACCTCCTCATGACGGGCAACCCGCTGCAGAAGATCATCCTGCTGTTCGGTGGTGGTGGCGACGGCAAGGGCACGTTCCTGCGTCTGCTGCGCGCCATGCTCGGCAAGGTCAACTACTCGTCGGTATCGCTGCACCAGCTCGTCGAGGACCGGTTCGCGTCCTCGAACCTCTATGGCAAGACCGCGAACATCTCGGGCGACCTGTCGAGCAAGTTCCTCTCAGACCCGCAGATCCTCAAAGAGATCACCGGCGGCGACTCGATCTCGGCATCACGTAAGCACGGTCAGGCGTTCGAGTTTGTGCCCTACGCGGTGCCGATCTTCGCCGCGAATGAGTTCTTCCGCACGTCCGACAACTCGTATGGGTGGCGCCGCCGGTGGATGGTCATTGAGTTCCCGAACAAGGTCGAGAACGAAACCGCGGGCGCTCCTGTGTTCGATGAGTCGGTCCTGCACGACGACATTCCCGGCATCTTCAACGAGGCGATGGAGGGTCTGCGCCGCCTCATGACCCGCGGACGCTTCGCCGCACCCGATGCGGCACGCGAGGTCACCACGCGCATGCACGACGAGGCCGATCCGTTCCTCACCTGGCTCGACGAAGACGACGCCGTGTTCCTCGGCGAGGACCAATCGAGCCCTTCCGACGACGTGTACAAGGCGTACAAGTCGTGGTGCCGAGAACACGGCTACACCGCCCTCGCATCCGGCCCTCTCGGCCAGCGCCTCAAGCAGCTCGGCATCACCCGCACCCGCCCTCGCGTCGGCTCCTCGCGCGTCGTCCACTACCAGGGCATCGGCGTCATGCTGACCCCGGCTTGGTCGTGACCGTGGACAGGGCTCGGGTGCGCGCGGCCGTGGCGGGCGGGCTGCCCACCGCTCCCCGCGCCCCTCGTTATAACGAGCTTCGCCCTGAATATGAGGGCGGTCAAGGTAGTGGTCAAGGTGCGGTCAAGGAGGCGGTCAGCCCTGGATGCCAGTGGGGGAGGGGGCTGGTCAACCCGGTCAACCCTTTCTCTACTTTCTCTCGCGTAAAGAAAAGAAGAAAGAGAAGTAAGGCAACTGCCCTGACCACCCTGACCACCGTGACCGAGGAGCGCCACCGTGACCGAGAAGCACCGCGACCCGGAGTACCGAGCGAACGCACGCATCGTCCGGCAGCAGGTGCTCCGTGCGTGGAGTCGTGGCGACGACGTGCGGTGCTGGCGATGCCAACGCATCCTGCCGCCCGGCTCGCCCTTCGACGTGGGGCACATCCGGCAGAACCACGATCACGCGAGGTCGAACCTCGCACCCGAGCACAGGTACAAGGGCATCGGGTGTCAGGGCAACCGTGCGCACGGTGGTCGCTCCGCTCATCGGCCTCGACCGGCGAAGGGAGCCGGTCCTCGTCCGTCGCCGGGCTCGCTTCCGTGGTGACCGCGCCGTCTTTTTTTGGCGGATCGGTCGTACCCCCGCCTTCGGCTCTACAGACAGCCCTCCCCCTGAATTCCGCTCTCATCTGGAGAATCTCATGACCGTTTCCCCCTCGCTGACCGACCTACTCGACGAATCGACGTGGCTCGAATGGCGCTCACGCATCGACGAGCTGCCGGTGCTCCGCCGCACCGAGATGGTCACCACCGACCAATCGCGGGCCGAGTTCGTCGAAGGTGCCCGGCTGCTCCGCCTCGATCGCATGGTGCGCGCGGGTGATGGCGGGACGGGGCCGACGCCCATCCAACTTGCGGTCGCCGACACCATCAACGCCGGGGTGTTCCTGAACGGGATCATGGAACCGCGCCGAACCACGAAGACCACCAGTGTCGGGTGCGTGCTCGTGGGGCGTTGCATGGTGCGCACCGACTACAACGCCGCGTTCACGATGCTGACGACGGGGGCGAAGGCGGGGGAGTGGTTCCGCAAGAACATCGTCTCGACCATGCGCCGGGTCTACCCGGACGAGAAGCGGGCACCGTTCAAGATCAACGTCGGCAAGGGCACCGAGCACATCGCGTTCACGAACGGCTCCTGGTTCAACGTGTACTCCCCGAACGGTGAGGGTTTCCGCTCCGGTGGCTTCGATATCGTGCTCGCTGACGAGGGCGGCGAGGCGACTCCTGAGCTCTCCGAAGACATCACCCTTGCGGTGCTGCCGACGATGGATACTCGCCCCGGCGCACAGTTCGTCGTGGGTGGGACCGGTGCCCGCTACCGCACGGGCAACATCCTCTGGGAAGTGCTGATGGACCCGACCGCCGCGGGACTCTGGCACGGCATCCCCGAGACGACCGACCCGGCCGAGCTGGAGTCGTGGGGGCCGACCGAGGAGAACCCGCAGGGGCGGATGCGGGAGCTGATCGAGCTGTCACATCCCGGCGTCGGATACACCACACCCATCGAGGCGGTCGAGCGGAACTACCACAAGTTCCCGCGGGAGAAGTTCCTGATGGAGTACGGCGGCATGTTCGGCCTCGAAGGCGTCACCGACACGGTGATCCCGCCCGCATGGTGGGAGCGGGGCGCACTCGACGCCGCATTCCCGCCGCCGCCCGCCCGGTTCTCCGCGTTCCTCAAGGTGCACCACAACGGCACCTCCGCCGCGCTCGCAGTGGCGTGGGAGCTGGAGGAACCGCGCGACCTCGTGACCGACGCTCTCGCCCTCGACGGGACGGCAGATGCCCGACCCAAGCGGCGGGCGATCGGGGTGTGGCATCACCAGAAGGGCACCGAGCGGATGGATCGGGAGGTGCTGCTCAGGGCACGCCGCCACAACATCCCCATCGTGTACGACGACCACGGCCACACCGCCGTCGTCGCCAAGAAGCTGGAGCGCACCGGCGTCAAGCTCATCGGCACCAAGCCCCGCGACATCCCGCTCTCTGCCGTCACCCTCATGCAGGGACTCGAAGACGGCACCGTCGTGCACTACCGGCAAGCCGAGCTGGACAAGGCCGTCGCCGTCGCCGTGCGCCAGTCGTTCGGGCAGTACGGGTCATGGCGGTTCGGTGCCCCGAAGTCCGACCCGGACGCCGACACCGTGAGCCTGGAGGCGGCCGCGGGCGCGCTGCTGTTCCTCGCCGAGGCTCCCACCGTCATCAAGCCCGCCGATGCATTCCACTTCTGAGGAGACCACGATGAGCCGACCGCGCATGATCCGCCGCCAGAAGTCTCCGCTTGGCGTGACCGTCTCCTGCACCGGGTGCCCGTGGTGGAAGGCGTTCACGCTCACGATGGGGGAGGCTCACACCAGCGCCGGGAACCACGAGGCGCGCGTGCACCCGGGGGACTACCGGGCGCGCAACGCCGCCGCGATGTACGCGACGCGACACGCCGTGCGCGCCACGAATGTGTAAGGTCGGCTCCACGCTCTGAGGCGTGGGATTCTTTCGCGATCTGTTCCTCGGCCCGGCCGCCTCAGCGGTGACGGGTGGTCTGCTGTCCTGGTACTCACCGCAGGACAGCATCCACTCGATGTTTGTCGCCGATGCGCTCCCCGTCGCCCCTGACGCGATCACGCGCGACACCGCGTTCCGGGTGCCAGCGGTCGACCGCGCGCATGACGTGATCTGCTCCGTCCTCGCGGACATGCCTTGGGTTGCCTACGACGGCAACCGCATGGTGAAGAACGCCGAGACGGGCGAACTCGAACCGACACGCCTAGAGCAACAGCCCGAGTGGTTGACGAACACGAAGACCGGCATCCCGCCCTACGACCTCCGCTGGGCGGTCGCATCCGACCTGTTCATGTCCGGCTGGGCCGCGATCGGCTTCGAGCTGGGCAGCGACGGGCTCCCGGTCGACGCGCTGCACATTCCGCGCGCGCTGTGGAACCTTGAGCCTGACGGCACCGTCATGATAAACGCGAAGATCCCCGCACGCTACCGGCAGCGCGTCGTCCCGATCCGCCTCGGTTACGGCAAGAACGGGATGCTCGTCGACGCGCTCGGCGACATCAAGGACGCTCGCGCGATCGCCGACGCCTACCGCGACCGCATCGAGAACCCGATCGCGCAGACCGTGCTTTCCGTCGAAAACGAGACGTGGGACGGATGGACCTGGGAGGAGCGCGAAGAGTTCCGGCAGAAGTGGATCGCGGGCCGCTCATCCACGGGCGGTTCCGTGGCGATGAAGCCGGATCGCATCACTGTCAGCACAGACGGTGCATCGATCCCGGCTGACCTGTTCGAGGCTGGCCGCAACGCGAACCGCCTCGACCTCGCGAACCATGCCGGCTTGCCCGCGTCGATGCTCGAAGGCGTCCGTCAGGGCGGCTCCGGCGGCGGGACAGAGATGCGCTACACCGGTGTGCAGAACGGCGCGCAGCGCAGCGAGGTGTGGGACTTCGGAGTCCGCAAGTTCGCGGGAGCGATCGGCGCGCGCATATCGCTCGACGACGTGTGTGCACCCGGGCACCTCATCCGCCTCGACACCGCGCGATTCCTCTCCACCCCGGCTCCACCTGAACAGCAGACAAGCGAGGACTGACCATGCACGACATCACCATCCAGGGCGGCGAGATTCTTGCGAACCTCGACGACCGCTCCTACACGGGGCTTCTTCTCCCGTTCAACGAGGAAGGGCGCACCAGCTCGGGCCGGTTCTCGGTCCAGGCCGGATCGATCGAGCTGCCCTCCGATCCCTCCGTCGTGACCCTGAACCTCGACCACGACCGATACCAGCCGATCGGCCGGGCGACTCGGCTGTGGGAAACCGCGCAGGGCATCATGGCGACATTCAGCGTCGGGCGCACCGCCGCCGGTGACGCCGCCCTCGCCGATGCCGTGAACCCCGCCGGTGTTCGCCGGGCGCTGTCCGCCGAGTTCAAGACCGACATCGACGCTGGACGCATCGCCCGCAACGGCATCCTCACCGGTGCCGCACAGCTCATCGCCGGGGCGTTCCGCTCCGCCCGCGTCCTCGCCGAGCTCGCCGACGACGAAGAGGTCGAGGCGACCGCCGAAGGCGACGGCGAAGTGACCGCGCTCGACAAGTCCGAGTACGTCTACACCGACGAGGACGGCCGCAAGTACAAGCGCTCCTACCAGTCCGTCACCACCACCGCCGATGTCGCGGGCGGCACCGAGTCCACCACCGTCACCACATCCACCGAAACCGAGCTGTCCGGCTCGATCGACACCGAAAAGGAGGCCATCGTGGCCGAGCAGGAAACCGTCCAGGCCGGGGCAGTCCCCGGCACCCTCGCACCCGCTGGCGGCCAGGCTGTGCTCGCCAGCCGCGGCCCCGACATGCACGCGATCGCCGCGGCCATCGCCGCCGTGAAGCAGAACCGTTCCGATCGGCAGGCCGTCGAGGTGCTCGCCGCACTCGTCGACATCGTGCCCGCCGACGCGGGAGCCGCAATCCAGCCGAGCTGGATGGGGGACATCGCCGCCGGTATCACGTACGTGCAGGAGTACATCACCCTGTTCAACCCCGGCGGCGACATCTCCATCGGCGGGAAGAAGGGCTACAAGGTCCACCGTGGCACCGCCGGGGCTCCGCTGCCCGCGCCGATGGACGGCGCATGGGCCGGGAACAAGACCGCGATCAAGTCCAACAAGGGCTTCGTCACCGAGCACAGCAGCGTCCGAGACAACTGGGCGATGGGTGAGGACATCGGTCGCGAGTTCTGGGACCTCTCGGGTGGTCTCGAATTCGTGCTCGCGTTCCTGCGCATGCAGCAGGAGGACTACCTCATCTGGCAGGACGACCTCGCCCTGTCCTACGCCGTCGCCGCGGCCGGTGCTCCCGTCGCGCCGAACGCCCCGACTCTGCCGGACAACTACCCGACCGCGCTCAAGCACCTGATCCAGGGCATCCTCGCGGTCAAGAAGCGCAAAGCGGACGGACGGCGCGACACCCCCACATTCGCGGTCGTGAACGACATCGACTTCGAGGAGCTGATCTACGCCGCGGGCGGGGAGCAGAACCTCCCCGCGTTCGTCGACATCGCGATGTCCACGGACGGCAAGGGCACGGGCGACAAGAACATCCACATCGTGAACGGCGACATCGGCATCGAGGACACCGGAGCCGCGCTCGTCGGGGCGGGATACGCGATCGACTTCGACCGCCCCGCCGGTGGCCTCCTCGAAGTCGACGCGCTCGACCTCGCCCGCGGTGGCATCGACAAGGCCGTGCACGGCTACCTCCAGACATTCGTCAAGCGGCCCGAGGCACTCGTCCTCATCGGCACAGCGGACGTGTGAGAACAGGCGGGAGCCTAGGTCATGGTCACCTGGTACAGCGCTGACGACGAGGAGCGCCTCGTCAAGGCGTGGCGCGATGCCCCGATCGAGAACGGGGATGTGTGCGAGTTCATCCTGGACGCCGCCAAGGACCAGGTGATCGCCTACGCTCCCGCCCTGCCCGTCCCGGTCGAGGGCCAGCCGGTCCCGGATCCGCCCTCGCGGTACGTGTACGCGCAGCTCCAGCAGGCGAAGAACCTGCTGGTGGCTGGCAGCGTCGCCCGCGGCGGCGAGTACGGCGACGGCGAATTCTCCTACGAACCGCGGCCACTGGATAAGGCGATCAAGAACCTGATCCGCCCTATCGACGGGAAGCCGCATGTCCTCTGACCGGACGCTGCGCTCGTGGTTCTCCGCGCAGATCAAGCCGCTACTACCCGCCGGGTGGCGGTACATCCCGAACCAGGACACCCCGGCCACCATCACCGTCACCACGGTGGTGTACAAGCTGCTGGAGATCGAGCCTCTGCCCGAAGCTCCCATCGGCGCGAACCGAAACGCCATCGTTCTCACCGTGCTGTCCCCGCACGAGGACGACGTGAAGGCCGAGGACGCGCTCGACAACGAGGTCATCGACCTCGTGACGGCGCTCGACGGTCACGCGAACATCTCCTGGTCCGGTGCCAAGAAGGCCCGGGACCCGAAGACCGATCGTCTCGCCTGGGACGTCACGGTCACCGTCATCACCACACGAAGCAAGAGGAGCTAGATCATGGTCGACATCGCCATCGCCCCGTTCATTATGCACGACTGCCTGTTCAAAGTCGCCGCCGACAACTACGAAGGTCACGTCTCGCAGGTTGAGTTCGTGCCGTCCCCGAAGCTCGCGTCCTGGAAGGGCCTCAAGCCCGGGGCGGTGCACCAGTTCGCCGGGCTCGCCACCTGGGTGGTGAACCTCGCACTCGCGCAGGACTGGGAAACTGCCAACGCGCTCAGCCGTTATCTGCACGACCACGAAGGCGAGAAGGTCGAAGTGACCTTCGAGCCCGTCAACGGCGGCACACCCGTCACCGCGACGATCATCGTCGTTCCCGGCTCGATCGGTGGGACGGTCGATTCCGTCGCGGTGTCGTCCGTGTCCTGCCCGGTCGATGGCAAGCCCGCGTTCGGACTCGCCGCCTGACATGTCCCGGATCTCCTTACTCGTCTCGCGTGACCTGGCCGTACTCGTCCAGGCCGCGATCTCGCTCCCGCGCGAGGCCGCTTCACAGATGCGCGCTCAGACGCGCCGTGTCGTCGAGCCCGCGCTCCAGGAGGAGATGCGCGAGCGGGTAGGGACCAGGCTGGAGGCGCGGGCGCTGCTCGACACCGCCCGCGTCTCCGTGTCAGATTCCAACGTCACCCTAAAGACCGCCACGGTCGGCCGAGTGCGCGGCGTCCCCGCGGGCGTCCTCGCCGGTGGTGCCGAGTTCGGCGCGTCCCCGGAGCGCGCCGTGGCTACCCGCTCCCGCAAGGGCAACGCGTACAAGCGCCGTCTGGGTCCCGTGTTCCGTGCGCCGCGGCGGCGTGGACATGTGTTCTTCCCCGCCGTCCAGGCGGTCATCCCGCGCGCCGGGGCGCTCTGGTTCCAGACCGCGTATCGCGCCGTCGCCGACACCTTCGACAAGGTGGCGCGCTGATGGCCGGGGGCTACACGGTCGGCATCGCCTCCGAGACGAAAGCATTTAAGCAGGGCATCGAGTCCGGCGTGATCGATCCGCTGGAGGATGCGCAGAAGGAGCTGCTGGAGCTCGGCAAGAACCGCGGACCCGAGCAGCTCGAACGCGCGCTGAAGGACGCCGAGAACGCGACCGACCGCCTCAAGGACGAGACAAAGGACACGGCCCGCGCGATCGAGCAGGAGTATCGCGACAGTTACCGCAAGCTCAAGAGTTCCTCCGACGACGGGATCGGGCATGCGAAAGAGGGTGTTCAGGACTTCAAACAAGAGGCACAACAGTCCGCCCGGGAAACCGCTGCATCATTCGATGGCTCCTTCGAGTCGATTGCGGATTTTGCTCAGGAGGTCGCGGCGAACGCGTTCTCCGGCTTCGGACCAGCGGGTACTGCTGCTGGCCTCGCGATCGCCGCGGGGCTCGGTGTCGCGGTAGACCAGTTCAACAAGATCGATGAGGCCTCGAAAGATGCTCTGCAGTCCGCTTACGACTTCGCATATGGGATCGGGGCAGCGTTCGACGCCGCCGATAAGGTCTCGGCGGTTGCCTCGTGGACCAGCGACCAGGAGAAGTTCAAGCAGGTGCTGGATCTCACGGCCGCGTCCGGTTGGGATCAAGTGGATGTGATTGATGCTCTTGTCGAAGGCGGGACCAAACTCGACAGTCTCACGCAGGCGTACGCAGACGGAGCGAACGCTGCGGGCCTGACGGTTGGCCGGATGCAGGAGCTAGACGCGGTGCTTCCGTCGATCGAGAAAGGCCTCGACGAGGGGGCCGAAGCGGCGAGAGCGCAGGCCGAGTATCTCTACAAGCTCTCCCAGGACGCGGGGCAGGCGACCGGCGAAGTTGATGCTCTGGGCAACACCATCGTGAAGCTTCCCGGTGACGTCGAAGTGTCGATCAACGCAGAGACGAAGACCGCGACGACCGATATTCAGCGGGTTGAGGACAAGGTGAACAACCTCCCCGATGGGCATTCGAATGTCAGGGTCACCGCGGACACGTCGGATGTGGATCGGGCGATGCGTCGGATCTCGGGGACCACCCTCAAGATCGGCGCGAAGGTCGTTACTTCAGGACCGGGGTGGGACCGATGACCACGATCACGCACGCATCCGGAACGATCGTTCCCGCCGTCGTGGACGGCTACGAGGCATCCATCGAAGCCCGCTCGATCGTGCACGTCATCCTCGGGCGCGCGGACCCGGATATCACGATGCGTCCGGCCGGGCTCCGTACGGGCACGCTCTCGCTCGTGTTCGACTCGCGGGCCGAGGCATGGGCGGCTGTCGCCGCGCTCAGCATCCCCCAGGTGCTCACGCTCACCGACGCCGACGTGCCCGAGGTCGGCATGTCGTTCGTCGTCGCGGGCGGTGCGCTGGAGCCCCGCCTCGACGATGAAACACGCTCGGTCTGGACGGTCGCCGTCCCGTTCCAAGAGGTGCTGTCGTGACGACTCTCTCCGAGCACGTCTACACGGCTCGCGTCCCGAACGGCCAGGGCGACATTCCGCTGTCGCTGGATGAGGAAGCCGGGGGCGATGTCAGCCTCGACGCCGGACGCATCCCGCACGTCGAATCTTCCATCACGGTTGCTGTCGAGGATCCCGCGTTGCTCGCGCAACTGGACCCGCGGCTGTCGCGTCGCGTGGTGCTCTCAGCCGATGCGGTGTTCCCGTCCGGCACCAGCTCACGCCTGTTCGATCTGGGCATCCGCACCGCCACGCCGGACCGCGCGGCAGGTAGCGTGCGCCTCGAACTCGCATCAGATGAGGCGATCCTCTCGGATCACGCGCAGCTCGTCGATGACGGCGCGCCGCGCACCTTTCAGTCGTCGCTTCGCGCTGTCTGCGAGTACGTGCTCGGGAAGGTGCCCGGGGTGGCACGGAACCTGGAACCGAACTCCCGGGCCCTCAGCACGGGCTCCGCCGCCCCGTACGGGTCGCGGTGGGGTTGGGTGCGCTCCTGGGTCGGGAACGGTGCTGAGTTCGTCCTCCCGTTCGGGACGCTCGCCCGGTTCACGTCACCCGAAACCGGGAACGTGGCCGGTCGCGGTGTCGACTCCTACGGCAACCCGGACCTCCCCGCACCGCTCACATCCGGCGACTTCCTGGCCGGTCCCACGGTGACTCCGGGGGACACCATCACAGTCAGCCGGTGGGTGCGGATGAACGTGCCAACAAGCCCCGGGTATGTCGTGGGTGTCCGGTTCCACAACGGAGCCGGTTCCTGGGTCGGCGATCATTCCTTCGGTGCCGTCGCCGGTTCCGGCACCGCCTGGACTCGCGTGTCGTGGACGGGCGTCGTTCCGGCCGGGGCCACCCGGTTCTCTGTGACGACTCGCGTCGGCACGGTGGCGGTGACCGCCACCACGTTCATGGACGTGACAGGGGTAATGACGGAGGTCACGGACCGCGTGCGCTCCTGGCGTGAACGGGCGCTGGAGCCGGGCGGACCCGACGCCGATGTGACCGCGTATTGGCCGGTCGCGAGCCTCGTCTCGAACCCGTCTTTCGAGACGAACATGGACGGGTGGGCGGCGGGCACGAACGCCACCACCCCCGCCCGCTTCAGCGACACCGCACAGGGTGAGGTATCCGGCGACTGGGTAGCCCGGTGGGCGTCGAGCGCGGCCGGATCGTCGTACATCGACTATCAGGACATCTCCGTCCGCCCGGGCACGTCGTACGTGCTCACCGCATACATGTATTCGGAGGCCGCCGCCCGCAACGCGCGGGTAATGATCCGGTTCAAAGCGGGCAACGGCACGACGTTGCGTGACTTCTACAGCACGACGACGCTGCTCAAGACGACGGCGTGGACGCGACTCAGCGTGATCGGGATCGCCCCGCCGGGCACGGAGAAGGCAACTCTTCACCTGGAGCACATCGCCACCGCCGCAGGTCAAGCCGTGCGCGCGGACGGGGTGATGTTCCACGAGGGCACGGAAGTGATCGAGTACCACGACGGCGCGACCGTCGACACGGCAGCTTACGACTACGCATGGACCGGGGCCGCGCACGCCTCGAACTCGACCCGTACGCCGTCGGTGGAGCGCCCGCCCGAGGCGCTCGTGTGGCGGGCCGGGGTGTCGGGAATGAGCTTCCTCGAACCATTGCTGAAAGCCGCCGGTCTGCGCCTCGTGTGCGACGAGCTCAGACGGTGGACCCTGCGCGACACGAACTACCGCGCGGACGGCAACCAGATGTACCGCCACGGCGTGAACATCGAGACCGCCGAGGAATCCCTCAGCCGCGACGACGACGCATGGTTCGACGCCGCCGTGTACGAGTACACGTGGACCGACCTCGACGGCACCCCGCAGCGCCGCATCGATGCCTTCGCGCTCACGGCCAGGCCGACGAAGGTGCTCCGCGTCGAAGTGCAGGACACGCCCTTCCCTGGCCCAGGCCGGGCGGAGCACATCGTGCGGCGCGCGCAGAGCCGCGGGCGCACGGTGACCGCATCGGCGATCCCGGCCTGGACCGAGCAGACCGACCAGCCGCTCAGCGTGCTGCTCGAAGGCACACCCATTCAGACCGGCATCGCCGGATCGGTGCGCTACGACCTCGGCGCGGACACGGTGACCGTCACCAGCCGCACCGCCGATACCCCCGCCGCCGCGTGGATCCTCATCCCCGTGGGCGAGCGCTGGACCGACTCGCCTCCGGGCGCGACATGGAAGAACGAGGTGATCTGACATGCCCGAAAGCTACGTCGGGAACGAAGGAACGAAAGCCGCCGCGGACGGCATGGCCATCCTGGACGGCACCGAGGACCGCCGCACAGGGTGGCTCGCGCTCAACAAGACGCGCGACTACATCGTGACCAAGGGCGCGGCGGTGCTCACCGCCGCGAAGGCGTACACCGATCAGAAGTTCGCGGCGATCAGCCTCACGTGGAACGCGATCAGCGGCAAGCCGGAGCACTACGCGTCGCGCTCCGACATCGTGACCCGCCCGCCCGGAACCGGTGGCACCGTCGAAGACGCCGTGAACGCGATCTTCAACCTCGCGAACTCCAAGATCGGCAGCGGCGGCGGCACCATCACCGGCAACCTGCACATGCCGAACCTCTCCGCCGTCTCGTCGGGATACGTCGCCATGTACCGCAACGTCGACGGACGGGTGGGCATCAGCCCGTCCGCGCGGAAGTTCAAGAAGGACATCACCCCGCGCGTCTACACGCTCGACGACCTCAACCGCATCCGCGTCGTCTCCTACCGGCTCCGGTCATGGGTGTTCGGCAGCGAGGACGCGCCGATCGATGTCGGTGTGATCGCGGAAGAACTCATCGACGCGGGACTCTCCGAGTTCGTCGCATTCGACGACGACGGGCACCCGCTGTCCGTGCACTACGAACGCCTCGCGCTCGTGGCGATCGGTGCCCTGCAAGAACTCGCGCACGGTGTGGACCTCCTCGCTCAGCGCCTCGACGCCCTGGAAGGTGCATGATGCTCTACCCCGATGGCACGACCAACGCTCCCCGCGTCTCGAGTCCGTTCGGTCCCCGCAAGGGCGGAGCGTTCTCGTTCCACTACGGCGCCGACCTCATCGGCTTCACCACCATCCGCGCCATCGCCGGGGGACTGGTCACCTTCGTCGGACTACTCAACCCCGCCGCGGGATACACGGTCATCGTCGACCACGGTGGCGGCATCACCAGCCTGTACATGCACAACGCCGCCCACCACGTCCGGCGCGGTGATCGCATCCCCGAAGGCCATCCCATCGCCACAATGGGCGATTCCGGCAACGCCACTGGCGACTGCTGTCACCTCGAAATCCGCGTCCACGGAAAATCCGTGGAACCCCTGTCCTACGTCCGCCAACGCCTCACCGCAGCCCCGGCTACGGGCGGCGGAACCGATACACCACCCCAGACCACCATCATCACCGAGATCGGAGATCACATGTTCATCGCAGATTGCCCCAACGGCTCATTCCTCATCGTCCCTCAGGGCAACGGCAAGCCCCGCGCCGTCGTCCTCGACGGCGGTTCCGGTGTGGAGCGCGCCGGAATCCCGCGGCTCAAGTTCGAGTCCGCGGGAAGCCTCGGAATGTTGTCGGCCGCCGTCCAGTTCTGACCGTGATCGACCCGCTTCCGTTCCTCGGGGCGCTCCTGGCGCTGCTCGGCGTGATCATCGTCGCCCTCATCGGCGGGGGCGTCACGCTCGCCGTGCAGCTCGCCAAGTGGCAGAACCAGAACCGGCTTCTGTGGGGCTACAACCGACAGCTCCAGCACCACATCTACCTCGGATCGCCACCCCCGCCACCAGCACCACCCGCCGACCTCTTCGACTGAAAGGCAGACCATGACCACGCCAACCACGCGCGCCGAACAACGTGCCGCACTCATCGCCGCCGGTGCTATCCAGGACGACGCTCCCGAAGTCCGATACTTCGAGAGCGAGTTGGTCTACGAGCCGAACGTGCCCGAGGGCGTCCGCGATGGCGTCTACTGGGTCACTCTCGGTACCGCCGCCGCGTCCGCCCTCGCCTCCGGCATCGCGGGAATATGGTTCCCCGACATCGCCGCCCAGGTGCTCGCCACCGGTGGCGTCGCCACCACCGTCATGGGCATCATCGGAGGCGGCGTTGGCGTCGTTTATCGCCCGGGCGCTCGGAACTAATCGCTGTCCATGCCGCATGCGGTCGCGGCCGCGCGCATGCCCTCGATTGTGAACCCCTCGACCTCGTTGGCGGGCTTGTCGAGCGGGTAGCCGTGTGCATCCATGCATGCCGCTACCCGCTCCTCTTCGGTCGGAGCGTTCATCGAATTGAGGATAAGAACTAGCACCACGAGGAGCGCGGCGAGAAGGGCCGCTACGGTCGCTCCGACGATGACGATCGTACGGTTCAGCTTCAT